CTGTCATAACTTGTTTTAGAACAAGTTGTTTTTCTAGTAATGAATAAAATAAATGTGAAAATCTAGATCTTAGTCTAATAATAAACTTATTAAATTTAACTTCGTCTCTTGTAATTTCAGTTGCTCTACCCATAGAGAAAAGAGTATCATTGTTTAATCTATTAGATGGAACGTTTAGAGACTGTAAAAATCTCTTTTGAAAATATAAAACATCTTCCATCTGCCCTAGATTTTGACCTGGAGGTAGTGTAGAAACTTCAGTTCCTCTACCACCTTCTCTTCTTGGAAGCCAATAATCTTCCAACATAGTCATAAATCTTCTATCATCTCTAACTTCACCAGAAGCAGCATCATATATTAATCTATTTTTATGTTTAACCATAATCTCACGAACATATTGTTCTGCTTTCATCTTTGGTAGATTACCAACATCAATATACCAAATTCTTCTTTCGGGTGCTCGTGAAATTCTATAGATAACCCTTCTAATGTTCTTAACTGATTTAATGCTTTGATAGCTTTATGCAAATGAGATAAAACCATCTTTCCTTGTGTGTCAGTCAATCCAGATACTGTATGAATAATAGCATCTTTTGATATTTTTAATCCAGTTGTAGTAGGACCAACTGTTTTGTTACCATAGTTAAATCCTTTATCATTATAAATGTAGTATTCTTTTACAACTTTTGTGATACCACCATCACCACCTTGTTTTGTCATAGGTTTTTTGGTAATCTCACGAACTTTCCTCATTTTACGAGGATCGATGTATCTAATTTCTTTGATACCATTTTTTGGATTTGCTGGATCAACTACAACATGGTAATATAATCTACCATCTACATACCATCTTCTGTAGATATCATAAGCATATTTATTAAATTCTATAATTCTTAGACATTCATAAAATTCTTGCCTAATAACATCTTTGATTTTATCATCAATTTGTAGGTCATCAAGATTAACATCAACGATAGTCTCTTCATCTATTGAAATAGATTCGTTTACAATTTCATCAATTGCTGAATCACATTCTGGATGAAGAGACATATCACGATATCTTGTAACTAGATCTGCTTCAGATCTAACAGTACCATCTAAATCTACATATGTTCCATATGCACCACCAGACGCAGCAGAGATAGTAGTTGCACCAGTATCATCACCTTTAGGAACAAAGGATTGAACCTTTTCTTCCTTCTCTTTGCGTTTAAAAATAAATCCAAATAAAGATTGGTTTTCTGCCATAAAATAGTTTACCTTTTATAAAGTTATTTCAAATATTATTCTGGACCTAAAGGACCATCTAGTTCTGATTCTGGTCTGTAAGCATTTACACCACCAGCTTTCTTATCAGAAGTTTCAATTTCTGGAACCCAATAATCATATGCAAATGTAACACCAAATGTTTCAACAGTATTTTGAGCATCCCAATCTAAACCGATACCAGCTACTGTTGTTGGGAAAGCACCAATAATTCTATATTCTCTAATTTTAATACCATCTTTAGAATATTGAGTACACATTAAGTCTTGTTTATATTCCTCAGTAGAAACATTTGGATCACGAACATTAGATTGCATTCTGTTAATAGCATTTGACCATTTTTCAAACAAAGCTTTTACTGCAAAATCTTCATCATTCATAATATTAACAGACCAATCACCAAAAGCTCTATCACCACCAATTTTAATTCTTCTTCCAAAATATGGTACGTCAATTGCTGCTACTGCTGATGGAGGCAGTTCAGCTGATCTACACATAAATCTAAACTTGTCTACTGAAACATTATCAATACCAATTCCCTGTGGCACATTAAGTGTCACAGAGAATAGGGATGGTCTGGCACCACCATATACCAGACCGTTTTCTTTAAAGGAACTAATGTTAAAAGGCATCTCTTACTCCTGTATTTGTATCTATTTAGTATTTATATTAGAAGCGTCCGACGACTTCAGAGAATTGTACACCAGTTCCAACTGCTACGAAATTCAACTGAATAAAGTTGATAGCACGAGCTGGTTTGATATAAATGTCTCCAACGAATTCGTTTCTATCAATAACATCAGGAGTATTGTTTGTTTCATCACATACAACTAAGAAATCTGTAATACCACGACGACCTTGAACAGTTCTGAGGTATGGTACAATTAGATTCTTAAATTGTGATCTAGTAAATGCATCGTTAAATTCGAAGAGTGAGAATTTAGCAATAACAGAAATTGCTTTTTCAAGTACAATAAACAATCTACGAACGTTGATTCTATCAAAAGCACTTGGTTTATTTAGTAGAGTTCTATCACCAAATAGAATAGTGCTTTGACCGGGGAAAGAGACTACTGGATTGACGCCATTTGGATACATCAAATCTCTTTCTGCTTTTCTTGGATTAAATGGTAGTTTAATGATATTTTTAATCTGACCACGATTAAATCCAGCTGGAGAGAACCAAGGATCTCTTGTTTGGTCTGTTCTTACACAAAGACCAGCAACATCACCATTTAATGGAATATAACGATAAAGGTCGTTGTAACGGTCATACATATACTTATAACCAGAATCCATAATACCATATGATGAGCTACGAAGAACATTTCTAAAGTTTACAAGAGACTCTGCTTCATTTCCATAGTTATTTAGAACTTTACTTCTATCTGGAGAAATAAGAACAACACAGTCTTTTCTAATTTCACAAATATTATCAATGATATAATTTGCTAGTTGGAAGTTTTCAATTGTTTCACCACCAGATACGGTTGTACCACCTCTTGGTTTGCCTTGCATAATAAGTGAAATATCAACGTCTTCTGAAGATCTAAACTCGTCATATGCTTCCATTAAGTTTGCAACAGGAGTAAGTGCTTCACTCTTACCATCTTCACCTAATGTAAAGTTATAAGAACCAGGAGTTGTATTTGAAGCAGATTCAAGACTAATAGCAGTGTTTGAAACTGCAGTTGTTCTGTCATTTGCCCACCAAATATAATTTGAAACATCATTAATAACTTCTTTATAGTAATTTGTAGCACCATCATTATTAACTGCATCAGATGCTCTAGAAAGATTCTTAAATGTTTCTATAATAGAACCAGGAGTTCCTGTGAAACCACCACCTTCATCAACAACAACAACGTGCATTTCGTCATTTGCAGAAGTATTACCATTAAATCTTACAAAGTCAGATTGTCCTGGTGCTGTATCAATAACATTAAAGAATTCCCAATATCTTTGAACTTTAGTGTCAACAAAGTCTTTTCTTAATCTATATGGGTCTTCAAAAGTAAGAACAATTGTATTTGTATTACCAGTTAAAGTTCCAGAAGTATTAGAAGCAACATATGAAATATCTACTGGTGAACCAAAAGGTGTAGTTGAAAGTTTAACACCTGCTGTGTTTGCTTGAACAACGTGATATGTATCACCACTAGTTAGACCAGTAATTTCTGCATTACCAGCAGCATTTGCATAAACAACAATATCACCATTTGTATATGGGTTAGAAGAAATGGTAATAAAGTCAAGAGCACTATTTACAACTGCACCTGAAATAGAAATAGCAGAAGTATTAACATATGTAGAATTTACAGTCTTAGATTTTAACTGTAGATACTGCTTTGAAATAGATGAGTTACCAGTAAGGATTTGGTCTCCAACAGAAAGCAATCCTGCTACTGTATCAGCAGAAGCATTTGAAGTTCCTTCAAACTTGATTGTTGCTGTATTTGAACCAACTCTAAAATCAACTGCAGTATTTACTGTTGAGTTAGAAAGTGCAATGTTTGAAGAAAACCCATCAAAAGCATCGCAGACAGAAACTCTTAAATCATTGCCTAATTTACCAGGATATTTTGCTACATAAAGAACATCAGAATCAAACTGACCATCCTTATCGTCATATCTTTGTTCGTTAAGAACAATCTGATTTACAAGGTTTGAAACAAGTCCATTTGCAGAATCTGTTTGAATGGCAACAGCAGTATAAGTTGTTTCTGGATTAGCAAAATAAACTGATATTGTATCATTTGCTGCAGCATTTTTACTGAGAGTAAATGAAGAAGAGTTTACTGCAGTAACATTTACTGATTTACCAGTGGCATTAATAACTGTAGAGTTGCTTGTCTGTGTTACATACATACCAACAGAAATAGCAGTTGTATTTGATGCAGTGAAAACAGCACCACCAGAAGCAGAAGTATTTGCTACAACACTATCTACTTGTGGAGTAGCACCGTCTACATCTGCTGCACGTGAAACATATAGTCTATTACCATATGCTAAGAAATTGGCAGCAGTGAAAAATGTTTCAGCATTAAAATTTGTTGGTTTACCGAATCTTGAAACTAAAAGATTTTCTGAATCAATAAGAACTCTGTCTTTAATTGGACCCCAACGAAAGA